GCTTTGGTAATCGCATCATGCAGCAGCGTGGCTGCGAAACCGCTGACCTCGCGCACACCACCAGCCTTGTCCACCTCGCTCTCAACCAACGCCCACTGGTCGTCGGGGATGTGACTCAGCACCTTCTCCCGAATCTGAGCGAGGAGCATTTGGTCCGCCAATCGCATCGTCACATTATCCCTTCTTCCGCTTGATGCCCATGTCGTCACTGTGGTCAAGTGCGGCGTCAAGGATTTCCATGATGGGCATGTCAATCACCTTGACCTTCATCATCACATCCCCCGTCTTGCCATCCTTCAAGTCTTGGAACACTTTGCCAGCCCAACGATGGTGACCGTCAATCACATAACCGTCACGCGAAACGAAGATGACAGCCGAGTCGTCGTCCAAAATCTGCTTGCCTTTCTCCGTCAGGAAGAACGAAACCGTCTTGCCTTTCAACTCGCTCTGCGACGCCTTCAACTGCGACGCGGGAACCGACAACTCCTTCGTCTCAACACCGCCCTTCGCCAACTTCTCAATCAGGCTCTTGGAAATGTCAACATTGCCTTCCTCGTCAATACGAGCCAACTTGTCCGCCTTGCTGCCCGCTTCGGGGATACCCGACAACTGCGGCATCTCCGCTCGCGGCACACCCTCGGGATACTTGTCGGTGGCAACCGACGCACCGCAAAACAGGTTCGTGCCCGGCACCGAGATTTGGCAGAAGTTCAGATTCTTCGCCTTCTCGCCCGTGGTCTTCTCCACCTCCTTGATGTACTCAGCCATCTTCTCAATGATTGTGACCGCCTCCTGCGGGCTGTCCATCTCCACGATGTTCCCTTTGGCAATCTCCTCGTAAGCCTCCTCAACCGTTTTGACCTTGACTATCTGCCTGCGGCTCTTCGGGTCCCAACGAATGGGCGTTCCCAACCTGTCGCTCTCACCCTCTGGCAATGCCGCCTGTGCACCCTGCGCCCCCGCCGCCTGCTGCTCCTTCTTCTGATGGTTCTTCCATCTCTGCTCCGCCGCATACCTGCCCGCAGCGGAACGGTCCCCTCCGAATCCGCCTGCGGCTTTGGCAATCGCATCGTGCAACACGACCCGCGCCGACCCCTGCACCGTCCTGATGGAACCAGCCTTCTCCACCTCCGCCACGACCTGCCCCCACAACGAGTCGGGCAGATTCCAAAGAACCCCCGCCCTCAAATCTTCAAGGACCTTCTGTTCCCCTTTGGACAGTTTGGAACCGCAACCACAATCGCATGTCATAACGGCGTGAACCAATCCTTGATGTTCTCCAACAACTCCGCGGGAAGTTCCGAACCGCAACCAGCCGCCTCCGCGTCCAGCGGCGTCATTGACCAAAACTCGGGTCGCTCCAATGCCGCGGCATAGCACAGACGGCTTTCCTCTGTTTGCAGATAGCCAAACTTCGCTATTTCTGCCTCCGTCAAACCCGCCATGACCATGTCGGCGATGTGCTTGCACATTTCGTAGTCGTTCGGCTCAATCATGTCAATCCCTCTTCTCTGAGAATGCTTCTTCGTCAAGTTTCGCTGGGTCTATTTGCGAAGTCTTCGGGTCGTTGCGTTTGTCCAAGAAACGGTTGTACAACGCCTGATTCAGAATCTTTATGCCGCCGCTCGGCTTGTACTCAAAGATTTTGGTCGCTGGGCGACGCGACCCGTCATCGTTCGGGTTGGTGTCAATGACGGTCACCGAGTCAAGGTTGCCTTTTTCAAGGTAGGTCGGGAAGTTTGCGGAGACCTTGATGTGCGCGTTGCGGAGGTGCTCGGTCGGCACCTTTCGTCCGCTGTCCAGACCGCGGATGTAGGCGCGTTTCTCTGCCTCGGTGGTGTCGCAACTGTAGGCGATGAGGTGGACCTCGGATGCGCCGTTGGTGCGATACGACGCCAGTTTGCTGAGTGCTTTTTCCACCCCATTGTCAAGAGTTCCGTCCACGATGAGGTCTTTGCCCGATTTGATTGCCAACTGCACCTGCAAGGAGGCGAGTTGTGCCGATTCCTCGTGCACCATAGAGGCACGCCTGTCCATCAACGGACCGCTCGGTATCTCTTTGCCTTTCGGCGTCTTGACCGTGACATTCGCTTTGTCTTTCTCAGCCTGCTTGTACTCGGGCAACTTTTCTTTTATGTCGTCGGCGTTTGACATGACCGCCAGTTTCGGCGCGAATGTTCCGTCCTTCTGTTTTTCTCCCGCGGGCGGAATGTTCACACCCTCAATCGCTGGGGTGCTGGATTTGCCTGCTCCGCCGCCGCCCGCTTTGACGAATACCCGCGAACCAGCAGGGTTGGCGCCTTGCGGCACGCCACCCATCCCTTCCTTGAGGATACCGTCCCAAACGGCGCGGCGTTCGGCGCTCAAATGCTTGTAGATGACCGAGGGTGCATCCACGCTGTCAAGATTCATGCCGCGTTGCGCCAAATCGGCTGCCAACGCATCAAGGTCACAGTGGGTGTTGAGGCTCGGCATGGACTTTGCGAGCGACTTGCCTTCCTTGGTTCGCGGATAGCGGATTGGTCCGCGACCGAACTGCGAATGCCATGAGCGGATGTGCGATGCGGCGACATGACCCCTCATGCGCCAACGCTGCTCCGCCGCGTACCGTCCCGCCGCCGACCTGTCGCCGCCGAACGACACTCCTTTCTCAATCTTGTACTTTCCGCCGCGACTCTTGTACTCCTTGACCAGCCAAGCATTGGCGTAGGCAGACGGGTACACATCAAACTTCTTCTTCGCCTCCGCCTTCACTCGCGAATACAACTTCATGTCCGTTGGGACATTGCGAGTCTTGGCAAAAGTATCCACATAAATCGGCTTCTTGCCTTGGCGCTGCTCGCTGCTTTCCGCTTTGCGTTTCCTGCGGACAGCCGAACGGCGTTCCTGCGCCGACATTTTCGCCGCCGTAGAAGCAGGAACACACTTGGGGTACTTGCCGTCATTCGCATCGGGGCGACCGCACTCCTCAAACCCGCCACCCTTCTTGGGTCGCGAAATGTCCACCCACCTCTCGTCAAACCACTTGTCCAGCCCGCCGCCTTTCAACACCTCCGCACGCGACGGTCGCTTCTTCTTGCGTTTCTTCCCGCCCATCACCGTGTCAACATGCACCTGCGACGAAGACGGCTGCTGCTTCGCGAGGACCTCCGCCCTCACCCTGTCTCGTTCAGCCTTGCCAACGGTCGTCAACTTCCCCCTGTCCAAAATCGCGGTTTTACCGCCCGGCAAAGCCACAACCTGCGCCATCTGCGGGTCGGAGCCTCGGTCCACTGCGGATGCCAATCGTGCCGCTTCGCGGACCCACTTGCGTGCCAACGGCTCGGGGTTGGCGTAGTCTTTTGAGAACACGAACTTGATACGCTCCCACAACGACTTCTCGCCGCGCTCTTCTTTCTGCAACTGTCTTCGTGCCCTTGCCATCGCCAATCGCCCAGCAATGTGCGCGGCTACATCCTCGCCCATCCGCACACCCGAGCCGACCACATGGTCCTTCCACCGCTGTTCGGCGGCATACCTTCCAGCCTCCGACCTGTTGCCCCCAAACGACGCCTTGGCAATCGCATCGGAAGGCATCGCCATCTCCACCCGAGCGGCTGCACCGCCGATAGAAAAACCGCGAATCTTGCCGTCCTTCACCATGTCCCACGCCCACGGTTTCCACTGCACCCCGAGGAACACCGTCCCAGCGGGGTAAGTCACCTGTTTGGCTTCGCCAGATTTCTGCATCCCGATGTTCACGGGAACGGGGAACGACATAGCCTCCAACCACTCGCCAGCAACAATGTCCCTGTTGTGCTGCAACCGAATGTCTCGGTCGCCAGTCCGCACATACTCCCACAAGGCTTTCTGCAACTCGTCGGCGTCGGTCCACTCGCCGTGCGCGTCGTAGCGGTTGGGGATGTACCAAGGACCGAGGGTGAACCTGTGCTCCGAATCCGCCTTGTGCAGCAACTCGGTCTGCTCGTCCGCTTTGACAATCGCATCGGCGCCCTCGTCGGGGACCTCGCTGACCATCACTTCGTCAATGGCGTCCTTGACATTCTGCGGCAGTTCCTCCCAAGCAATCTCGCCTTCAGCCCAGCCCAGCGCCAAGTCCAAATCCATCTGCATAGGGTCGGCGGCAATCGCATCAACGGACTTCTCCACCGACCTCAAAATCTTTCCCACCCACGACTTCGCCGCGTCTCCACCCCACGCCGCCCACGCGACACGCCCAGCAGACGGATACCCGTCAGACCCCTGCGACCAGCCTTTGCCCTGCTTGTCAACCTCGTGGCGGGCAAGATACGAGTTCATCCGCTTGATGGTCTTCAGCGATACCGACGCCCCCCGAGCCAAGTCAGAGGCGCGTTTCCTTCCCACATCCGTGAAGCCGCCCCCAGCATGCCCTTCCTCAATCCACTTCAGGGCGCGGCGAGCCTCGGCACGGACGCCTTCTGGCGGGGAAAAACTGTCAGCCACCCTCGCAACGATAATGGTTGACCGTCATTGCGTCATTCGTTAGCGGGGTTGTCCTCAGCCAACTCTGGTTCGGGTTCCATCGGCGCGGGCGAACCATCCAACAGTTCATACCCGCTGCGTTGAATCGCATCCGATACCGTCGCCCACGCCGCCACCGACTCGTCCAAATCCGCCAACACGCGAGGACCAACTGGCGTCACATACACCACCGCATCAGAATCAACCGAATCGTAGGCGGCAAGCGACACCACGGTCGGCGCAATCAACGACTTCGTTTCCGAGTCCCACTCAATCATCTCCTCCCGACCGTCTTTCCTCACCTTCCACCAATGCTCAATCATTGTCCGCCCTCCGCCGCCAACAACCAGCCCAACGACAACTGCACCAACTCCGCATCCAACTTGCCTGACTGCTTGAAAATGAACCCCCCGCCGAACACATTTTCGGTGGCTACCGTCAGAATCTCGGTCGCTCCGTCAAACTTCACCGTGGTCGGCACCTTGCCGCCATCCGCCTTTTTCTGTCTTTCGTAATCGTACAAACGACCCTGATAGCCAGCAACGAAATCATCCTTGATGTACGAACCCTCAAACTTCCAACCCAAAGCGGCGCTGGCGCCGATGATTTTTTGCAGACCAATCTTCAGTTTGTCGGCGAACGACGCCTTGGGTTCGCTCTCTTTGCCGAAAATCCTGCGTTGCAACGCTGCTTGTTCCAACAGTCTCGTTTCTTGGCTTTGATACGAAATGCCGTGCACGGACTCGTGCGTCAGCGTATCGGCATCGTCCATGTCCGCCCGAATGGTGTTGTTTTGGCTGGAATACGACCCTCCGCCAGAACTCGTGAAAATAATCCGCACTTTGTTGCCGCCGAAGTTGCCTTGCAATCTGTCCACAAGCGCCTCGGGAAATCGTTTCGTCACCTCCGCCAAAATGTCGCGGGCACGAGCATCATTGTCAATCGTCGTCGCCTTTCCGTCCTTCATACTCGTCAGTACCCCTCGGGGGACTGTCACTTCGTCGTTGAGGGTCGGAATCTTGTCTGCCATCACCCTGCGACCAGCCAACAGTTCCTTGACACGCTCACCCACCAAACCTTGAACCATAATCGCATTCTTGCTCATCGCGTCCTCGTCTTTGACGCGGACAAGCGTTTCCTTTTCACCCTCAAACTCGCCCGCGTACTGCCTCAACTCTTCTTCCGCCCTACGCAAGTCAATCTTGGCGTAAGAGTTGGCGTGCTTAGCATCCCTCCGCGCTTCCCACAGCCGACGCAGTTCGGGGTCGTCGTATTGAAGGGTTCTGCGGGCTTCGTTGTAGGCGCGAGACGCTTTCATCAACTCGCCCTTAGCCTTTTTCGCCTGTTCTGTCCTTCGTTTTACGGTCTCAGCCTGCGTCAAAAGCACCTGCGGCAAGGTGCTGTCCCCCGCCAAAGCCCTCTCCACCACTTCGTTTGTTGCGTTTGTTGGTTTGTCTCGTGACGCCATGAAAGCAGTCGCATCATCCAACTGTTGCTGCGTTATCTTCCCGCTCGCCACCAGTTCGGCATGCACCTGCTTCAAGGCGCGGGCACCCAACGCCCTGACCGCCTCTTCCGCCTCCAACACGGGTTGGGTCACCACCAAGTATTTCTTTCCGTCCGCCATCTTGACGAAAACCATTTGAGCGCCCCGATACGAGGCGTACTCTTCTGGCGTAATAATCTTTACTTCGCCTGATAAACCACGAACCGCGGAGGGGGCAAACTCTATCCTTGGCAACCCGCCCGCTGTCGTCACCCCGCGCAACATCGCGCTCACCCTCTTCACCTCGTCGTCAAGAGATTCCCCCTGTTCGTTCTTCTGCCCATCGTCCTTCTTGCGATGATGCTTCCATCTTTGTTCAGCCGCGTACCGTCCAGCCGCCGACCTGTCGCCGCCGAATGACGCTTTGATGAGGTCGGCGAGTCGCATCGCGCTCATTCCTCATCCCCCATGTCAACAATCAGATTCATGTTGCACCGACAGTTCGGGTGCGCGGGCGGATACGCCTCACCGTTAGAGAACACACCAAGCACTGGCACCCGCTCTCCACCCAACTCCAAACACACATCGCATACCGCGATACCAGCCCAGCCATCAGGACCGACCACCCACTCTTTCATCGCCCTGTTCAAGTCCAACAATCCTTGGTCCGCTGCTTGCAACCACGACACCAACTGTCCAGTGTTTTGTGCCGCGATGATTTCGGTTCGGGCAATCGTCTGCGCCCTTGAAGCCGTCAGTCTTTGCCTGTAGGACTCCGCCGCGGTCTGCGCCCGCACCGCTATGTCTTCCGCGCCAAGTTCGGGAAACAAGTCGGTCAGCCGCTCTATCTCGTTCTCGTAAAAGTTGTCCACCGCCGTCTGCCACCGCTCATGCAACCCGACAACACGCGACAACTGCGTCGCCGCCCCAAACACGCCGCCGCCCTCCGAGAGCGCGTTGGCAATGATGCGGCGGACGGCTTCAAGCGTCTCCGCCTGAATCTGCGTAATCAGACTCCCCGCCCTCGTTGACGCCCACTGGATGGCTCGCGGGTCGGTGCGGTCAAATCGCATCGCGACCGAAATGCCGGGCGGCAAAGTCGTGATTGACCGCTGCACATCGCGCAACAACTGCTCCCTCGTGGCATCGGACACCTGCGACAAAGAAGTACCAAGAGCGCGTTGCACCTCCGCGGCGAACACCTCTTGGAAACTTCGCAAATCGGCGGTGCCAGTCCTCCCCGCCGCAATCATGGCGTTGCGTGCCCGCTCCGCCGCCGCCGCCAAACCGCGGAATGCGGTGTCATAGAGCGTCGCGAGCGCCTGAATCTCTTGGGCGAGAATCGGGTCAATAATCTCCGCTTTCGCGACCTCTTCAAGATTGTGGTCGTGGTTGTGCGGCACTTCAGCCGCCTTTTTGTTGTTCCTGTTGGACCGCCATGTCAAAGAAGTTGGGTGCGGCGGGCGGTGCCGCGGGTTCGGCTGGCGGTGCCGCTGCGGCGCCCGCGGGGGCGCCCGCTGCGGTTGGGGCACCAGCAGGGGCGCCCGTCAGCGGGTCTATCCCCTGCGGCGCCATCATGCCGCCCTCTTCCTCGGAACGCGGCGGCAGATTGGCAAGACCTCGCAGATAGTTGTCCATCGCCGCGTCGGGTTGCATCGCACCAGCCGCCGTCATCTTGGACACGAAATCACCCAATACGCCGAGGTCAACATGCGTGATTTCCCCAGCCATGATTTTCGGCAGTTTGGATGTGGTGATGCCGTTCAACTTGAACAGCCGCGGCAAGGCGTGGTCGTTGAAAGTGTCAGCAATCGTGTCGGCAATCTGTTGAATCGCCGAGGTGAACAAGTCAATCTTGGATGCACCCAAACTGAATGAGCCGACCTTGTCGTGCCCGAGCAGAATGAAGTCCGCGAGCACCGTCATCGCGATTCTTTGGTCGTAGCGCTGGACCACGGCGTCGGTGTTGAACTGGCGGGTGCCACCCGAGTTGAGCAGGGTCAGTTTGTACAGTTCCCTGCCCTGCTCGTCGTAGGCGAGCGGGAACAATACACCCTCGTTTTCGTTGCGTTTGATGCGACGAATCAAATCTTGCATCGCATTACGCGCCGCGACTTCCGCGGTCGTCGCCGCCGACGACAACATGGACGGCGGCACATAGGCGACGGGCAGACCCGCCAAGTCGCGCTCAATGCCGACCGCCTCAATCTCTTCAATCGTCTTCTTGAACTTCCACGGACGATACGCATTACGGAGAATGCTCCTGCCCTCGGGGTTGTTGCGCGGGTTGGCTGTGCGGAACAGCAACGATTTCTGAATCGGGATGGTCACGAGACCCTTGGGCACCGAAGGGTCCGACTGTTGGAACGCCACTACGCCACCGTTGTCGTCAAACACCCAATCCCACAAAGTTTCTTGGGCACGCAAAGCAATCTTGCGCCACCCAATCTTCCCATCGGTGTACTTGGACCGCTTGGAGCCGTCCTTGGCGTCGGGCGAAACGCGCTTCTTGTACACGATTTCCGTGAACGAATACCCGTAGACGAGGAACGAAAGAATCTGCGAAATCATTGCCGACCACGACTCGCTCATGTCGTGCATGCACTCTTCAACGAACTTGGCGTTGTCCTTGTCTTTCTTCTTCACGGGATTGTCGCCGTCTTGGAAGGGGCGCACTTCCCACTTGATGGCAAGAATCAGTTTCTCAATCGCATAAACCATTGCGCCGATGACTGGGTCGTTGTCCGACATTTCGCGGTAGACGCGGGCGCCGCGAATGCCGCGGAGGTCGGAGATGAACTCGTCAATGACAAAGCCCGAAGTCCTTTGCAGACCCGACGAGCCAAGTTCAATGAAATCGTCTTTGCTTGCCATGCTGGAGGCAGTCTAAGATAAACGGCGGTAGAGACGCGGTCTACTGGGGTTGCTCGGGTGACGAGAACTGAATGTCCTCAATCAAGAAAGCAATCAACCGCAAAGCCTGCTCCTCGGAAAAACCTGAGGTGCACAAGGTCAAAAACATTTCGTTGAGAGCGACAGCGGCTCCGAGAAGCGGGGATTCGTGGCTCATGCTGGCAAGGTAGCACCCGAGCCAAGGGGAAAATAACGCTCGGGTGCTTTAGCCTTACTCTGCCTCGGCGGCGATGAAAAAGTCTGAGTCGTCCTCGGTGCTTTCCGAAATCGTCAGACCGTCCCGCTCGGCATCGTCCAACAGTTCGCCGATGGTGCGAGCCTTGAAACGCTCCACCAACACGAACCGTCGCGGGTTTTGGACGGGGCGCGTGTGGATGAACCTCATGGTGAAAGTCAGGGCTTTCAAGGACCGTCGCATCAGTATCGCCGCAAACACTCCCGCCTCGTGCTCGTAGAGGTAGACCTCCAAAGCCGTATCGGTGGGAGCGTTGACCGACACCAGTTTGTGAACCACCAACAGTGATTCAATGTCGCTGTCGCTTTCGTAGAACAACGGCGGCAGACGCTTCAAGTCGTCGTCCGACAACGCTTGCTCTACGGGTAGCACGCTGAGCGGGGTCGTGAGGAGCCACTCGCCTGCGGTCAACGCAGACCCCCAAAAAACTCGGCGGGGGTCGTCTTCAGCACCTTGCACAGGCGGAAGATGGTGTCCACGCTGGGCGAGAACAGGGCGTTCTCAATGCGGTTCACCGTCTTGCGGTCAACGCCCGCTTTTTTGGCGAGCGTCTCTTGGGTGAAGCCAGCCGTGCCGCGATGCTCGCGGAGTCTGTCGGCGATTGCCGTCCTTTGCTGTTTTGCTGTGGTCATTGCACTGCCCCTTTCTTGGGCTTGGTTTTGTTGGTGGGTGAATACTTGACGAGGACGAGTCGCTTGTGCTCGTCCTTCAGCGTCTTGAACACGAATCCGCGTGCGCCGTACTGCTTCCTGAGACGGTACGCGACCAAGTGCGGCTTCATGTGCTCGTAGGAGCCGTTCGGTGCCGACGATGCGGGATGGAACTTCGCCGCCACGAACCAGCGGTCGGGATGCTTTTGCACCTTGTTCAGCAGTCGGCTGTACTTGGATTTGCGCCCGATGTTGCTCGCGTGAGCGTTGAACTGCGGGTCCACCACCTCCTTTAGGTGGGTCATCACCGAGTAGTTTCGGCGTTTCTTTTTCGGGGTTGTTGGCAGTTTAGGCATTGTGCCCTCCTTGTTGTTGGATTGAATCATAGCGGGTCAGAAGTGGGTTGTCAACCTTTGGGCGGAAGATGCACCATCTCCGCCTGCACCAGCATCCGCAACTGGCGCTGGTAGTGCCCCTGAAGTTGCCACACGACGCCCGAGTCCACGAGCCGCTGGAAGAACTCCGCGACCTCCTGCTCGGTCATCAGCCCACTCTCGTAGGCGTCAAACTCGGCGGCGATTGGAAACACGGTCATGCCCATCCTCCTTGTTCGTTTCGTATGTCGGTTGAACCGTAGTACCGCACATCAAAGTAGTCGGTCTGAATGTCCGAGTTGTTGTAGTTGTACTGACCTCGGATTGCCTCAATCGCATGCTTCAACTCGTACAGTTTGACCAGCGGCTTGAACTCCTCGGGCGCGAACTCCAACTCTTCCACGCGGTCGCGCAGGCGGTTGGCGTAGGCGTAATCGCCGAACTTCTTGTACAGCGCCCACAGGTCGCCCGTGACGCGAATCTCGGCGTAGATGGCGCCGTAGTGCGGCATCGTGACCGACACTTTGGTCTTACCGATGGCGCCGTTTTGGGCGTTCCACTCGGCGACCGCCTCGCGTGCCTCCTTGCGAATCATCGCCGTGATTTCCTTGAGCGACAGGGTCTTGGTCTCCTGATACTTCTGTCCCTCTAAGCCTCGGGTTGTCGTGGTCATGTTGTTCCTTTCTCGTTAGACCTGAGCATTGTAAAAGTCGGTGTCGCTCTGCTCGGCGAACGCGACCACTTCGCCGAGCGTGGCGAACTCTTCCTCGGGGTGCCACTCGTCAACATCGGGCGGGTCGTCGTATCCGAACCCCTTGACGGCTTTGTAGCCGACCACCACATACTTGTTGGTGTCGCGGTTGACGCCGATTTCCATGCGGAAGAAGTACCGCGGGCTGGTCTTGGGCTTCGCCGTTTCGGCGACCAGTTGGGTCTCGGGCGCCTGCCCCTGCCCGACCGCTATCTGCTCCACCGTCCACTCCCACTTCCAATCGGGATGTTTGAGCGTCCCGAGGATTTCCGTGTTTGCCGTCATTGCCGTCCCTTTCCCGTGGTTTCTTTTCACGCCTTGAGTGTATCCCATCCGTGTCTCATTGTCAAGCGTTTTCCTCGCGAATCTTGAAAAATCTTTCCTCAAAGAAATCCCAAAAGCCAGCCGAGTGACCGTCCCTGTACTTGTCGCCCAAATGCTCGTTCCACTCGGGTGCGCCCGCCGCGAGCACCGCGTTGAGCGCCTGCTCGTCGTTCGCATAAGCGACCTCCACCACTGTCGGCAGGTCCTCCTCGGCGGTGCCGTTCTCAATCACGGCAAGCACCCACGCGGCGAGAGTCGCGAGAGCGACCTTCGTTCCCTCGCGTGTCGCGTCTTTTCGCATGCGGGTCATCTCTTCCACGACACGCGCCGCGGTGCCCACCCCGTCAAGGTAGCCCGCCTGATAGAGGCGCGTCTTCAACGGCAACGGCTCGTCGGGCTTCAGCCCCCACGCACCGCTCGGGTCAAAAATCGCCCGCAGGAATCGCTCCTGCTCCTCGGGTGTCCAATCTTCAGGTTGTCTCATGTTGCCTCCTACCTACTTCACGCACGATTTTCAACTTTTGTGACCAGCCGCTCCGCCTCCTGCATCACGGCGCCGAACCACTCGCGAATGTCGTCGTCGGTCGCCTCGGACCAGTCCAGCACGATGCCCTTGCTGTCGGCGAAGTTGACGAGTTTTTCCATCTCGTCTGCCTCCAAAAACAGCACCTCGCGCCCGACTTGGGTGATGTATTTGTTCATCTATTCCTCCCTCCGTTTGGGTTTGTTCGGGTTTTCGGGACCTTGGACCTCGCTCGCGGCAACATCGTTCCAGTCAACGGGCGCGAGCAGCGAAGCCAAGTCTTTCTTTTTTTCGGCGAGTCCGCCGACCACTTGCGCCGCGGGCGCGAGCGTGCCTTTCTTGTGCACATTGCCGCGGGTCGTGGTGCCGAACTTGAGCGGCAACACGGCGAGAACGCCGACCGCGAGACCGACAGCGACGAGGGTTTTGGTGGTCACTTTTTCTCCTTTCCCCACGACTTCATTGTAGCCCATAGGTGCCCCAAAGTCAAGCGGCGATGTAGAGATTTTGGAACTTCTTGACGAACTGGGTCTCGCCGCGCTTCTTCAAGACCTTGGCGTAGGCTTCCGCTTGCCACTGCTCGTGCTCCGTCAGCCACTTCCACTGGCGGGCGAGCGCCGCGTACTCAACCTTCAGGTGGCGCGTCGTCGCATGCTTGGCGTAGCCGAGCACGCCCTCGGTGAAAAACGCCTTCAATAACTGGGTTTTTTTCTTGGTCATCGTGGTCTCCTTTCCCACGATTCCATTGTATCCCATGGGTGCCCCACAGTCAAGTTTTGGGCTTTACTTTTTGTCAGCCTTGAACCGTCGCATCTGAGCCTCCGAGTCATCCCCGTCCGCCACCGCCACATCAAACTGGCTCAATCCGTGCCGAACCCTGAAAAAGTCCGCCTCCGTTTCGGTCTCAAATCGCATCGCCCGAGGCAGCCGACCCGTGACCCCCGCCTGTCTGGCGAGCGCCTCGTCCGCCACCACGAACCGCCTCCAACCGTCCGCGGACCGCCGTTGAAGAACGAACTTGTTATCGCTCATTGTTTTGGGGATTGCTGACTACCACGGTGCCCTCCAGATTTTTTGTTGGGTCCACACTTTGTTCGTCGTATTTCACGCTGGCTTGGTAGCCCTTGGCTTGGAGTGTCTGCTGGATTTCATCCAACCGCTGACGCATCGTTGCGTTCCGTTGATTTTGTTTTTCGGCAATCTGTTCGTCACTCAACGACACAGTTGCGAAATCGTTGATGTGGTAGGTGATTGCGAGATTTCCATTGGACATGGTTTTTATCTCGTAGCCATTGGTCACTCTTCCGTATCCCCGAACCATGGTGCTTGGTAGGTATTTTGATTTGGGGATTTTTGCATTGGTAAGCAGTCGCCCGACGCCGCTTGCGGTGGGTATTTTCGCCTTTGTCTCCACGGCTTCATCGTAGACCATCGGTGCCCCATTGTCAAGGGTTTGCTCTCTTTTGACATGGTCTTTCCATCTTTGTTCGGCGGCGTAGCGCCCAGCCGCCGAACGGTCCCCGCCGAACGATGCCTTTTCTACCTTCTTCGGTTTGGATTGCTCCGCCAAAGCACCCCACAACTCGTCAACGAACCCGTCAATCTCGTCGTCCGTCATCTCCGCAAGCGGCTTCTTCGGCTTGATGTGCACCACGAAACTGTCGCGCTTCTCGTTATCCTTCACCAGTTCCTCCAGTCTGAATCTCCACCTTATTCACAACATCCCAAATAGCAATCTGATTCCGCTCACGACCCATCCTCTCCGCGTCGCTTTGACCAATCACATTGTCCACCACATCAAGATACACCTTGCCGTTCTTCTGGTTGTACCAAATGCCAAGATACACACCCGCCCCTAAACGCTCACGGTTCGCTTTGATGAAATCCGACAAAGCCTTCTTGCCTTCAATCGCATCAAAGAACTTGGCTGCATCCATAATCACACTGCCTTCTTTGCGTGCCACCATGAAACCCTGTTTCGGCTCTTCGCCAGTTTCCATGCTCACCGACATGCCGTTCTCGCGACGAACATGCTCAATAATCCCCGACTGCCTAGCCAGCACCTTGCGTCTCGCCATCTCCTCGGCGAGCGTCTTTTTCCTGATTTTGGCGTACACCGATTCTTCAATGGCGATTCCGACAGGAACATCGTCTTCCATCAACACCTCTACTGGGTCAATGGATTTCCATTCTCGCTCCAACTCTTCGTCCGTCATCTGTGACGCCTGCTCGCGAACCCCGTCTGCGAAGACCTCGCGGCGGTCCCGAGGCATGGTTGCGAGCACCTCGCGAAAATCCCGCCACACAGGTTTGTCAGACTTCACATGGTTTTTCCATCTTTGTTCCGCCGCATAGCGTCCCGCGGCGGAACGGTCACCCCCGAACGACGCCTTTTGTAAAGCAGCAGAAATCATCGCATCAACGCGAGCGTGAGCCTTCTGCATAATGTCCCGCATCGTGACCGTTTCAACTTCAGCAGACGGACCCAAAACAACAACTTCCTTCTCCGATAAGTACCCAAAGTTTTGAGCAAAAAGACCGAAAATCTGCGAGACGGGAACCTTGGCAGTTATTGCGACCGTGTGTTTTGCTTCCTGTTTGAGTTCAGCCCCGTACCTTTCGGTTAGGGCTAAGTCGGTAGTAAAACTCGTTATCGGCGCAATCCGCAAGGAACCATTTTGGGCGTCTTGTAGTTCCTTGTCGGTCAAACCTGTTCCGCGATGCAGTATCACATGCGTCGTTCCCGCGGGCAAAGATTGTCGTAAAATCGTTTGGGCTTGTTCGTACACGGCACGAGCCATGGTGCCGAAAACCCCCGCCGACCCAGGCAGTCTTTGGTCAAGAATCTCCCTAACCTCGGCGGCATGAGCGGTTTCTGGTTTGTTTGGTCGCTGTTCGGTGAGTCCGAACTCTCGTGCCACGATTTCTTGCCAAATGCTTTTCTTGCTCGCCCCACCCATGTTCCAATAACCAATCGTCAGAGAAATGATGTGGCGAACATGCCGATAGGCTTGTTTGTGTCCAACGGCTGACTCGGACAATCTTTCCCGTACTAGACCGCCAAGAGAAACCATGTTCTCTTCGCCCGCTCGGAACTCGGGCGTGTTTTCAATGGCTGTGACCAGTTCTTCTACGGTTTTGGCGTTGACAACTGCGGGAAGGTGAGCAACCCGTCCGTAGGCGTCAATCGCCTTGTCTTCATGTTGGTGCTTGAAAGACTCGCCGACCTTGAGGAGCGCATGCGCTGCTAGTTTTGCGGCAAGAATCTCCGCTGGTGAGTGTTTCGCCTCCAGTATCTTGTCAAGTTTCCCGAACAATACCCCTATGCTTCCTTCCGACGACGCCCCCATTTCGCGCATGAAGTCTGTCATCTCGTTGCGGGGCACACCCGTCATCGTCGCGACAGTTTTGTCCACCGCCTCTCCCAAGTTGCCGTTGAACACTTGTTCGCGTTTGGGTTCAGCCCTCACATGGTCTTTCCACCGTTGTTCCGCCGCGTAGCGTCCCGCGGCGGAACGGTCGCCGCCGAAAGAGGCTTTGATGAATGCGGCATCAATAATCGCATCAACCTTCGCTTGCGCCCGTTTACGCGAGGGATGTGCGCTAAGCAGCAACTCTCTTATCGGTTCTGGTGCAGCGTCCGCCCACACCATTTGTGCCAGATGCGCCAACTTCTCGCTTCGGGCGGGTTCCTGTTGCGGGATGTAAAACTCGCGCTCAAAATCCTCAACCGTCTGAACCGAGGGGAAATCAAACTGCCCCACCTTCGTCCAGTCAGAGTTGAGGAGGCTGTCGTCAAGCACGAATCTTTCGGTCGCATCGGGCTTTGTCATCGTGTCTCCACCTTATGCTCACCGTCCACTGTTCGGTCTGCCTATCACCGCGGTCGTTGGTTTCCCTAGCACCACGAACTCGGTTTCGGGGAGACACCCGATACCCGTGAACGGTGTTGAAAACACCTGTGACACGGGTATGCGGACGGTGATGCGAACAGAGTTTTCCAAGCGCACCGTACTGTCCATTGTGGCAAAGTCGTCCGCGGTCAGCGAACTGAACGAAAACGCGGACAGCGGACGGAGTACCACTTGGGCGCTGTAAGAGTAGTTGGAGTTCATTTTTATGTTTAGGTCTACTTTGCCTTGCGCTGATTCCTCTTTGTTGAGGCGTGCCGCCAAGTTGGCGTCGTTTTTTCCTCGGTGAAGGGTGACCTCCGTGATGCCCTTGGCGGCGAAATAGGCTTGCGTGTTCGCGTACTGCTGGAGGACGACCGCCTCCAAAAACTTTCCGTAGGCGCCCTTGGGGTCGGCGAGTTTTTCTGCCTTGCCGTTGGCTTCGTCGCTGGCGTCCGTGACCGAGGATGGTGCGGTGTCTTTCAGACCGAACAATCGTTGAACGACGAGTTGTGTGGCGAGACTCATGGGGTAGTTGTCGTTTGACGAGATTGCCCACGAGTGGACGGTTTCGCTCACCATCTTTTCAACTGCCGCCCTCAACAGGTGGGGTTGTTCCAACGACTTCCAATAACTGTCTGGTCCGTCATCTTGGACCGACTCTTTCCAAAACACACGAAGAGCGCCGACCAACTCCTTCGGTTTCATTGTCGCCATGACCCCGTCCGTTAGGTCGCGTGTGATTCGTCGTTTGCAGGCGTGCCGATTGTCTGTGTCGCCAATGTCGCCAAATCCAACGGTGGACGGATTGCGGATGGGGTCCTTGATTTTTTCTTCATGCAGGCGTAGCGCGATGAGGTCGTCTTCCACCATGGAGAACGCATCTTGCCCGCCCATGCTGGAGGCAAACGGCTCCCCCGTGCGCTTGTCCGTGGTGTTGCCGAGGAATCCCGTGGGTTTGGGCAACTTTATTTGTTTGACATGGTCTTTCCAGCGTTGCTCGGCGGCGTACCTGCCTGCGGCGCTGCGGTCGCCGCCGAATGAAGCCTTTTCCAAAGCAGCGTCAACCATCGCATCAACCCTCACACGGGTTTTCTGCATCTCGGCAGATTGCATCTGCTGTACGAAAAACAGAATGATTGGATGGTCTGGCGGCAACTCTTCAACCCGAATCCCCGTGTCGTTCCACATCTTTATCACCTGCGAACTTACGAGAGGTGGGCGCAGGGACTCCAATAAGGGTTTCATTGTCGTGGCGGCATCTCTTCGTATGTCGCCAAAATGTTCCCCTATCGCGTCTTTTATTCCCGTAAACCATACCGTGAACGCCTCTGCCTGCTTCTCGTGTGCATTGTTCTGAGCATAACCAGAAACCTGCATCGTGTTTTGCCATTCGGAGTTTTGTGCCAGAAATCGGTCACTCAAGTATGGGTATTCTGCTCCAGTTTTTCGGTCCGTGGTACCCAACCCGAAAGTACCGCCGAAATCCAGCATGTGCCCCAACTCGTGCACCATGACGGCGTAAGCAACGACGCTTTCGGCGCGTTGTCGTAGTATGGGGTCGCTCGCCATTCGCGCTTTTTCTTCGGCTGAAAAAACGCTCTCAAACATGTATCCCGTGGTGCCCCACACGGGGTATTTGTCTTTTTTGGGGTTGAGGAACTGGTCTACAGCCGATGACACTGCTTGCGGATTTATGTGCACTTGAAATGCAAGCGGGTCATTTGGCAGATGTTCTAGTCGGGCTTTTCCGCTGATGCCATACCCCATCCAACCCGAAAAAATACTCAATCCTGTCACAACATCAGCCCCTATGCTCACTTTGGCAACCATCGGACTAGCGAGTACGCCACCGTACCTTGCGAAGTCTTTTTCGTATTGTTGCTGTCGTTCCGCGTCTTTGGGGTCCCGTGGCGTCGTCAATCCACTCGGGACGCTGGTGAGATTGCTGAGCACATCATCCAACGCCTGCAATGCGCCCAGAACGGCTCCTTCCCTGCCCCCTTTCGCGGCACCAAGGTCGGGGGCGAATCCGTACTTGTCCATGAAATACTTTTGATGTTCTTGGACGGTTGTCCCGTATCGCTGACGAAGTTCCTCAATGGTTCCGACCCTAACCAAACCGTTCGCATCGCGCCCAAAGGCAAGGTTTTGCGGTCCTTCTTTCAGTTGTTGGTCAACCGACCTGCCCTGAGACCTGCCTCGCTGACGCTTCACATGGTCTTTCCACCGTTGTTCGGCGGCGTAGCGCCCCGCCGCGGAGCGGTCACCGCCGAAGGAGGCTTTGGCGAGGGCGGCGGCAATCATCGCATCACGGCGGATAAGAGATTTTTTGACTTTCAGGTTGGCAATCTTTGGCGGTAAATCCGCTTTATTGACGGACAGATGTTCGGCATTGAATAACAACACTTCACCACCTTTTTGTCGTCCTGACGGTTGCCATCCATCAAATCCTTGGGACGCCCAGTACAGATTGTGAAAATCCTCGTGGGAATAGTGGACTGTGGAATGAAACTCTCGTTTTTCTATTTCTCTTCTAACCTCAGCCGCTTCTACGGACGAACTTCTCGTTGCCCCATCAACTATCTTTGCCGATTCCCCCAGTCTCAAGCCGATGAGATTTTTGCCGTATCTGAGAGCGTGGTCCTTTGCATACTCTTCGGTCATGCCCTCACCTTTTTGCCCAGCCATCATCACATACAAACCTTGTCCATAGGTAGCCCATTCGGCGTTTTTGATTTTTCCTTGAATCAGTCTCTTTGCTCCGTTGTCAGAAACAGCACGCCAAGCATTTATGTCGTCATCTGACAAATCTTCAACCTTCGGTTTCATCGTTTTGCCGAGCCGTTTAGCAATCGCTTCATGTGCTTTGACGGCGTTTGCCGATGAACCAAGAATGTCTTTCAGTTCGTCTACCGAAAGTTTTTTAGACGATGAGCCATCATGGGATTCCGAAGATTGTTTCACATGCCCTTTCCATCTCTGCTCCGCTGCGTACCGTCCAGCCGCCGAACGGTCGCCGCCAAAAGATGCTTTGGCGAGGGCGGCGGCAATCATCGCATCACGGCGGACGGTTGTTTTCATTTTCTCAACATCGGAGGAAGCAGCCATAGCGAACACAATGATGGGGTGGTCTGCTCGGAGGTCGGCAATCGTCGTGACGAAATCGGCGACTTGTTTCAACACTTGTTCGGCTGTTTGTGGCGGGGTGAGAGCCTCCAGCAGCGGGCGCACCGTGGGACCTATCAGTCGTTTCATGTCGCGTCTGGTCGTGTTTTTCAACCAGTCGGACGCCTCGTATTTCCACTCATCCGTTTTCGGCGCATACGCCGACACTCTGCCTACGGCTTGCGAGAACAAGAACCAAGCGGCGAAACCTTCAGCCATTTTTTCCCACTCGTTTTGCCCAGCGTACTCCGACACGGGTTTCGTTTTTCTCCAAGCGACACCCTTGGGCGTTGTGGCTTCCTCCAATCGTGTGCTTGTGTTGTTCCCCGTATCGTCTTTTCGCGACGAGAAAAAACTTGGTGTATCCAGAACATGCCCGAACTCGTGGACCATGACCGCGTAAGCCATGCGCCGCGTCACCGTTGAGGCGTCTTCAATGGTGGCGGTCGGGGAAAGTTTGTATCCCGCGACGCCAAAACGCGGGGCGATGGACTGATGCGCCGCTTCTTCTTCGCGGCGGAGGTTTGTTTCGTCCAGTGGTGATTCGTAGCCCTCGTCGTCGGAGTTCTCTTGGGTCATCGGTTGCGCTTTGGCGACCATGTCGTAGCCTGCTTGGGCAATCCTGTTCGTGTCCAAAAACAGAAGGAAGCCCCTGCCGTCTTTGGCACTGGTTCTGACGAATGCTTCTGGCGGCGCCCCGCTTGACCAAGGACTGTCGTAGTAGTTCTTGTTTCCGATTTGGATTTCGGAGATTGGCGGCTTGGTTGAGAACCCTGTGGGCATTACGCGAAGGTTGGAAAGAATGTCGTCCAATGCTTGCAGTGCCCCAAGTTTCACTTGAATCGCATCACGGTTTTCGCCCTTTTTTTCGTCGTGCGTGAACTTGACGATGACGCCGTATTTTTTCTTGAAGTACGCGACCCGTTCTTTGTCAGTTTTGCCGAACTTGTCCTCCAGTTGTTTTTGCGTCCCGACTATCGGCAGTCCTTTGGCGTCGCGACCGAACGCCAGCGTTTTCGGTCCTTGCGCCAGTTGCTCGTCCACTGTGCGTCGGGCGTAGTCACGGTCCTGCCGTTTGACATGTTCTTTCCAGCGTTACTCGGCGGCGTAGCGACCTGCGGCGGAGCGGTCGCCGCCGAAAGACGCTTTGTAGGCGTCTAGGCGTGCGTCTACGGCGACGAGAGCGCGGTATTGTTCGT